TAACCACACCCTTCGTTCTTCATATAATCTCGTTCCTTCTTCTTTCCCATTCCTATCTATGTACCATTGTAGTGAGAATCTACCTTTGGCCTTTTGTTGAAGTTTTTTTAGAGTTTCATCCGAATGAGTTTTTCCGTACATTCCATTATTAGAACCCCCATTTATTATTTTCATTTTTTCAATAAACTCAGCATATTCTTTTGTATCTCGTCTACCTTCCCATATACTACCACCGCCACCATTATATGTATCATTGTATCCTTTACGAACCGAATCATATGCTATGATAAATTGCTCTTCCATTTTTTGTGAGTTTTCTGACTCCACATCACATATAATTTCTTTAATCATATTATCCCATCCATATTTTCTAATGGCTCGATATAATGAGTTATTTGCGTTTTTTGTTAATGCATTACATTTGTGTTCAGCCATCCTTCCATCAAAATTATTAGTTCTTCCAATATATACTTTTCCGTTTGGTGATTGTATTTTATAAATTACATCCATAGAATTCTAAATTTTTATATAAATATAGAATTTTATAGAAAAGCATAAAAAAGGGGGGAATTTCTTCCCCCCTTAGTTATTAATCTGAATTACTTCGGATTAGATAGATGCTAAATCTTTAACATAAATCTTCCCGTAGTACTCAGGTCTGACCATCTTCTTAGCGTATCTAGTCATCACTCCGCGTCTTGGGGTGAAATTTGTAGGGTCATACACCAATGGAGTCATAATAAGAGGTACATATGGAGCGTAAACAGCACCAGTCTCTAAGAAGTTAGAACCTCTGAAACCTAATAAGATTTCGTTAGAAGTCATATAAGGATTCTTATAAACAGTGTATCTGTTTGCGATAGCACCAACAGTAGTTACACCAGCAGCGAAGCTCATAGCGTCTTTATCAGCTGATACAGTAAATCCAGGGATTGATTCCAAGATAGTACATACATCAGGAGAAGCAACTACGAAGTTAGCACCACCTCTAAGAGTTAATTGGTGAATCTTATTAGATACTTTGTTCAACTTAGTACCTAAAGTTTGGAACCAAGTGTTCTTTTGGTAAGCAACACCAGAAGTTCCAGCAGACCATGCACCAGTTGCAGAGTTGTACTCTTCACCGATTGTAGCTGACCAGTACTCAGTAGTCAATGCGTTAGACTTTAACATATCTAAGATTTCTAAGTCAATCTCTAAAGAGATGTAATCAGATAACATAGAAGTTAATTCAGCTTCAGCATCGATTGAGTGGTAAGCGTTAAGGTCTTGCGCCAATTCAGGAGTCCATACAGCCTTTAGTTTTCTTGTCTTAGCAACGATTGCTTCAGACTTCAATTCTAAATCAACTTCAGGAATCGCGATATCAACATCAACACTTTGTGATGGGTTTTTACCAGCTTCGAAATCACCTCTTGCATAATCAGTAGGAACTACTGAGTAAGCTAAAGTTGCAGTTTGGTTACCTGTACCAGTATCAGTACCTAAGTCAGCTGCACCAGAAACGATAAGAACTAAGTTAGCTCCAGAAACTGAGTGGAATTGGTTAATGTTACTTACAATCTCAGAAGATGTTAAGTTGAATGAACGAACTGCATCACCGTCAGCAGTTGCAGGAGCAGCGATAGTTACTTTAATTAACTCACCAGCTGATACAGAAGCAGAAAGTGCAGCATCAAAACCTACATCAGCCCAAGAAGCTGATACAAATCCTTGTGCAGCTGCTAAATAAGATGCAGTTGCTTCGTTTACTGAGTATCCGAAAGCGCCTTCACCATAAAGACCGTTTTGAGCTACTGCAGTAGTACCGAAACCAGCACCAGCAGCAGAAGCAGCTCCGTTACCACCGAAAAGTGATGAACCAGCAGCACCAGTAGTTTTACCACCAGTAGTAGTACCATATTTGAAATCCAAATAGAATACAAGACCAGAAGGTAAGTTCATTGGTTGAACTGAAACGAATTCTTTAGAAGCAATCTCACCAAAGATTCTTCTTACAAGTGGAAGAGCAACACCGCTCCACTCTTCAGAGTTATTAACGGTACCTGTTTGGGTAGCCTCATCAAGCAATTGTTTTGCTTGGTTTTCTAAAAGAACAGCCATTGCGCCCTGCTCTTTTTCTTTTAAGCCTTCAAGAAGTCCAGTTTGTTCCCACTTAGATTTAAGTTGACGAGTTTCGTTCAACATTACTTGCTGTGGGTTTCTGCCTTCCATTAACTTAGATAAATCAAAATTTGCCATTTTATTTTTCCTTTTTAATGTTAGTGTTATTTGATATTAGCTAATTGTTTAAATCTTTCAGCTAATGCATTTGTGCTTTCAGAAATAATTTCTTTTGCAGGTGCAGTAGAAGCAACTGGTTTAGATGCTGCCTCAGCAACAACTTTCTTAGTTTTCTTCTCAGTACCTGTAAAGTTCATAGATTCTGCAAGCGTAGCGTAAACTAATTTTACCTCTCTAACAGAAGTTGTTCTGTCTAAGTTTTCTACAACTTTAGATTTTTGTTCGTTGTTTAAGTTATAAGAACGGAACAATCTATTAGCGTATAATAATTTTGCGTTAAGAAGGTTTACTTCGTTGATTGTAGATTGAAGTGATTTAACAGTAGCGTAAGCTTCTTCTAATTCTGCCTCTAATTCAGCAACTTTAGAATCTTCTTCCTCTTCTTCGTTCACTTCTTCTTCATCATCTCCGTATCCCATTTCTCTAAGGATTTCATCTAAATCGATTTCGTCATCCATATCATCTTCTTCTTCACCATGCATTTCTTCTTCATGTGAATCTAAAGCTGCATCGATAGCTTCTTCTTCTTCATCTGAAACCTCATCTTCTTCGTGCATTTCTTCTTCAGATACTTCTTCTTCATCTTCCATGCCCATTTCTAATTCACGGATAATTGATTCCAAATCTAACTCATCTTCATCTTCCATTTCTTCTTCAGAAATTTCAGCATCATCTGCGTTAGTTGGGTCATCAAATCCTACTCCGTCAATCTCTTCTGCCATTTCTTCTTCATCAGAAACAACATCAAGATTGTCATCTTCTTCACCGACTTCTGCAGATTCTTCATCAGATTCTGGTCCAAGTTCGATGTGAGCATCGCTTGCATCAGCTGAAGGTTCGTTGTTATCACCTGCTCCAATTTCACTAGAATCCATTTCTTCCATTGCTTCTTCTTCCTCGCCTTCCATTTCAGCTTGTAGCTTTCTTGAAAGGATAGATTGTAAGCGTGGAGTAAATGCTTCTTCTAATGCGATTTTAGCGTTAGCAATAGCAGTTTCTCTTACAGCTTTGGCATCAGCAATTGCTTCTTTTAACAATTTTGAATTTGCCATTTTACTTTACCTTTTATTAAGTTTTGTGCTGAAGTTATTCGAGGAACCTCAATGTAGAATAGTTGTAAATTGGTCGTTCGGTCACTAAACATTAAAAGTTAGTATTCATAAACCAATCAACCCACATAAGATAGTGGGTTATTATACGAATAAATATATAGAAATTTATAAAACCTAAAAAAAATATTAGATTTTCTTTAGTTTTTATTTTCGAAGCATAAAAAAAGGTGGATAAACCACCTTTCTTTTTATTTTACTTTTCCTTTTTGGATATCTCTTTCCAATTCTTCTGCTGCACGAATTACATCACCTACTGCATAATCAATAGGAACATTACGATATTTAGCAATCTTTTTGATTACCTCCATTACGATTCTCTTTTCTTCAGTTGATGCTCCTTCGTTTACTGATTCTTTTACAGGTACTCCATCTTTGGTTATTCTATAATCAACCCACCCATCTTGCTTTGCTAATGATTTGGCATCTTTAGAAATAGCCTTTATCATCATTTTATCTATATTAGGATTGTGTGTTGTTTTTGTTAAAGATGCTTTTTTGAATTTTCTATCATTTTTAGATGATTTATATTCAATACCATAAGTTATTACTGCTTCGTTTACTGATTCGTTTTTCTTATTTAGTTTGATTGTAAGTTTCTGAAGTGAGTTACCCGGCTTACCAGCAATTGCAGTTACTAAGTTCATTCTACCAGCTAAGTTCATACTCCTTACACCTTTGTAAAGTTTTTCAATATCCAATTCATGCTTATCAACAAAATCTTGTACTGCGTTTTTGTTCAATCCAGTCAATGCTCCAATTTCCATTGCGGTTCTACTTGCTACTTCATTTACTGATTCCATTTTGAATGGATTGAATAAACCTCTTTTGTTTACTTCCTTTTCAGTAGATGGGGCAACCTTTGCATTTGTTTGGTGTTTGAATTTAATTGGGTTATATTTTTCCAACTCATCTACGCTAACATTACCATCGGCATCAGTTTTAACTTCACCATACTTATCATCACCCATTCTTACTATACCAATGGTTTTAGTCCTTTTGTTATAAACTAAATCATCTACTTTAAATTTACCTTCGTTTACTACCGATTCCATTTCAGAGATAACTTTTTCTCTCATTATCTCTCTTACTATACTTCTAAGTTGTTCTTTCATTTTTGGTAATCCTTTATGTTTTGTTGATGCAAAATCTTCAATATCCTTTTCACTCATTCTATCCGCAATTGCTTTAATTTCATCCGAAACTTCTGAAGAAGGAACTTCTCCTCTTTTGAATGCTAATGCTAAACCGAATAATTTTTGTTGTTGTTGAGATTGTGCTGGCATGATTCTTAAATTAATTTTGTTAGTTTAACCTTACCTTCATTGTTTTTCATATCCTTATCAAACGATGATTGAATTTTATCAGCTAACTCAGTTGAACCATCTTTTCTCATTTTGTGTAAGATAGCATCAATAGTAAGTTGCCCATCCCAAGAAGCTTGTGAAGTAATTGCCCCAACCATTTCATCTGAATCATCAAAGTTTGATGTTGCTGAATCAAATCTTTTACCATAAATAGAGTTTTTTTCTTCCCACTCATCTCTTTCAGGTGTTCCAAATTCAGGAGCTTCAGAGTAATCAGGTCTTTTTGCTAATTCTGGTTTACCATATAAATCAGCGAAGATTTGTCTGTTTGCTGAATGGAAATTTGCATCTTCCAATGCATCATGTACCAAAGTTAACATTTTCTTTTCATAATCCTCTTTACCTAACTTATCAGGAGTTAATCCCAATCTTTCAGAAAATTTATCAACAGTCTTAACTAATACTTTGTTTGCTTTTCTTGGTGTTACTTTAGGAGTATCTGATTTTGGTTCTTCTTTACCACCATCATACCCAGCATCCTTAGAGAACATATTAGGTTTTTCACCTTTAGGTTGTTCTTTCTCACCATCATCCTTTTTTTTGTCGTGAGTTCCAGCCTTTACAGCTGCATCTCTACTATCTTTGGATTTAAATACAGAAACCTTTCCAGTATCTTTGTTAACTGCGGTGAAAGATTCTTCTCCCAATAAGTCGGTTAATTTAATCATAGTATTACTTTTTTTCTCCAAGTCTTTGCTTCATAGTTTCTGGGTCAATATCGGAGATTTCATAGTATCTACCTAAGATGTTACCCATATCTTCGTATAATGCGTGCAACCTTTCATCCAATGCTCTTGCTTCAGATGCAACCTTATCAAATGCTTTATCCATTTTATCCAACTCACTCATATTTCTTTTGATGGTTACTTTATCGAACCAATCACCAGCTTCAGAAAGAGTTAAGGTTTTAGCTGCCTCAACAACTCCACCTAATGTTTCTGCTACCTCAACGATATCAGATTGTCTCCTCATTTGTTCTTGGAAACCTTTGTAAGTAGAAATGATTTCTAAGAAGTGTTTTTTAACTTCAGTTGCCAAAGGACGATTAGCATCTAATGATTCTGAAAGTGAAAACTTACCATCTACAATTTTTATTTCGTTGATGTTAGTTTTACGGATATCACCATATCCACCTTTAAATACCTTAGTATCCTTTTGTTCAACTTTCAACTCAAATTTGTTGTTATGAACATAATCGTATATGTCAAAGTTTTTCTTGCTCATTATGCTAATTCCGTTATAATTTCTCTCATTAAGTCTTGTGCTTTACAAAAATCACCACAAACATCAGTACCAATATTCTTAACTACTGATTCGTTCATTGGAGTCATAAATGCACCATGTGTAGATGGATTGGAAACAAAATCCCAACCGATTAATTCAAAATCTTCACCAACTAAAAGTTTGTTACCTTCCATTGGTTTCGTAGAACCCATACCTCTTGAAGAGATACCTAATAGGATTCCTGCTCTTAATAATTCTTTTAAGATGTTTCCAGAAGGAGTAGGTAAAATTTCAACTGTACCTACTACGTCATCACCCTCCCAATGTACCTCTCTAATATTGTGAGATACATTCTTTAGGTTGATAACCGAAGAATCAGGGTGGTCTAATTCACCCAATGCTCTTCTTTCTTTAATTAGGGTTTGATATTTGGTTACTTCTCTTTCCAATACTTGCTTTGGATATACTCTACCATTTTGGTTTTCAGCACCTGCTCTTTGGAGGACACCTTTAACCAAAGTTCTACCTGATGAATCTTCATTCACCTTTCCTTCAAACAAATTGGTTTCTATAATTAAATTTTTCATATTGGTTATCCTTATCTTTTATTGTTCAATAAATAAATAGTTTCATTTACTGATTCAACTAATTTTTCAACTTTTTCACCAACAGGTCTACCGATAGTCATTGATACATAGAAACCAATAGCATCTACGATATCTTTACCATCCCATTTACAAATACTTGCAACATTCTCACCCATTTCTTCATAGATACTGATTACATCTTTCTTACCCATTGGGTCACCTTCATATTTAGCTCTTGAGAAAATTGAAGGAACTTTCTTTGCTTCTGAATGGAAGTTAGCATCAGTTAATGCTCCCATCAAAATATGCATTACTGCAAAGTGGTGATTAGGTTTACCTTTAGATAAATCCTTTAAACCTTTATCCAAAAATGCCTTTACTTTTTTGTTCATATTAGCATCTTCGTTTACTACTGATTCTTTGATTGTTACCGGGTAAGTTTTACCATTGAACTCAAATTCAGTTTTACCTTCTGCTTTTGCTTTCTTAGCTGCGTTGATGAATGCTCTACCTTCGTTTACTGAGTCACTAACCAGAACTGAAGCTATGTTAAATTTAATCTTTGATTTTAAATCATTAGTTGAAAAGTCTTGAGTTGAACCAACTTTAACTTTTGGTGTAGTAGAGTTGATAACTCTAAATAAATTAGTTTTACCACCCTTTACTGCATTGTAGTAATTTGGTTTTTCTAAAACATAATCTATAATATCACTGTTACCATTTAAGTACATTCTAATTTTGGTCCCTTTTCTAAGGGTTACTTCGTTTACTACTGATTCTTTGATTGTTACAGGATAAGTTTTACCATTAAACTCAAATTCAGTTTTACCTTCCGCTTTTGCTTTTTTAGCTGCGTTGATAAATGCTCTACCTTCAGTAATTGATTCACCCATAAACTCATTATCTAAGAATGAATGAATATCTCTAGTACTCTTAGGTAATTTTTTACCTGTTGTTTGTGTGAATATTGCAATTGAGAATTGCTGGTCATGGCGTAATTTAGATTTCAATGCATTGATATCTTTATTCTTTATAGCTTTTACCAACTCATCGTAAGTGTATTTAGCTCTTGCTTTAGTTTGAGCAGTAACACTATTGATTACATCTTCTTTAGAATATTGTTGTGCACCTTTATCACCTTTATCCAATGCTCTTTGCCAATTACCCAACATTGTTTTGATTGAACCTTTAAGTCCAAAGTAATCTTTCTTATCAAAGATAGAATATACTTTTTCAAAATCTCTATCAGAAGCTGCTTCGTTTACTGATTCTCCTAATTGTTTTCCAAACTCATCCCAAATCTGTAATGCTCTTTTCTTAACACCTTCTTTAGAACTATTTGCACCAACTGGAATAACTTTTTGAAGTTTACCACGAACTACAAACCCACCATACATTGTATCACCATCAGTAGTTTTAGTTACTACTATTTGGATACCTTCTTCATTTTTAAGTTTACTTACAACTTTAATAGTTGGTTTTGATGCTTCGTTTACTGATTCGGAACAACCACCACATCCACAACTACAACCAGCTGATTCGTTGAACTTCATTTTGTGTTTGATAGTAATACCACTTGTGGTGTCGTTGAAGTCAATGTAAACCTCTTTAGTGTTTCCACTTCTATCACCCTTTGTGTATAATCTTTGTTGAACTGCTTTCACAATTTCAGCAGGAGTCTTTTTGTAGAACTGAGCTGCTTTCTTAACCATTGGGTGTTTGATTAACTCTTTGTTGAATTTCTCAACTGCAATTGGGTATTTTTCCTCACGTACTAAATTGATACTTTCCATTACACCAACTGCAGTATCACCGATTACAAAATCAGGTTTAGATGCGTATTTTTTGTTTACGATAGCAACTTTGTTATTTGGAGTTGGTTGAACAATATAAACCGGCATTGGTGAAGTAGCGAAAATGTATCTTAGTCCAGTTTTCTTTAACTCACTACCAATTCCCATAAATGAAGATGCCGATTCAACTGCCGATTTGATTTTATCCATATCTTTAGAAGATACGCCTTCGGTTACTACCGATTCCATTTGGAATCCTTTAGAAGTATAGTTTTTGATTGCCTTTTCTAAATCAACTTTATTTTTGAAAGTTTCAATATCAAAGAAATCACTACCATCTTTATGTTTCTTTACACCATCATGTGAAGAGATACTATATTTTACTTTACCAATACCGGGATTTACGCTAAATACTTTTTTACCTTCAGTTACTGATTCATCTTTCTTAGCTCTTAATGCTGCTAAATCAGATGCCTCAATCTCACCATCTCCATCAACATCAAGTTTGTGTTGGTTTCCAACTAACTCTTCGTTCTTCTCACCCTTAGCGTTCCATGCCGCATCAATTTTGTTAAAGAACTCTTTCTTTTCCTCATCACTCATTGATGGAATAGATTTTCCCGCTTTCTCCAATGCCTTTTTGAAGAATGTTTGATACTCAGTTTCTTCTGCCATAATAGTTCTGAGTGTTGATTTGATAGTTTCTCTGGTAATATTCATAGTTCTGATTCCCAATTATAGTTTAGTAATTTGTGTTACAATAGTGTTCAATCTTTCTCTAATTCTGAACAAATTCTTTTGAGTTCTTTTCCAATATTGGTTTGAGTGCAAATCGTTTTCTTTCTTAATCTTACCATACCATTTTAGGAATGTTTCAATTTCAGAAAGTTGTTTGTTTACTTGAGAAATTCCTCTACCAATTTTTTGTCTTGGTGAGGATTCATCATTCTTTAACTCTAACCATCTATTTTCGTTAACCCGTTTGTAACCAGTTGCTTGATTTATCTTATCAATATATTTATCATCAGCTTCATCATCTTCATCAGTTCCATCGGAATCCTTAAAAGCATTGGGGGTGTTGTATCCAGCTATATCACCAGTGGTGGTAGCTTCTTCAATATCCACATCCTCTTGCTCAATCTCAGCAATTAAATCTTCGATTATTTTTTTAAGATTATCCATTTACTCTACTTTTCAATTCTTTGATTAGTTCGTAAGACATCATTATAGATGAAACGTGGTTATCTGAAACTGATTTTCCAATTTTAGTTTTTGATAAAACTGAAATAGTTT